GTGGGGCTGGAGTTTACGATTTTAACAGGTCTAGGTACGCTGCCTTTGTAGTTATGCGTACCCGGAACCCGCAAAACCCTAGCCGCATCCGCAGTGACCGTAGGGTCAATAGCTAGCCCATGCTCTAGGCAAGCAGACTTTAGGCGTTCCGCTACGGGCAGCCATTGTTCCCGTGTGTATGTGGCATCCAGTATCCAATACACGTGTAGCCCACGCCCAGAATTTACTACCACGGAGCACTCAGGCAACCCGTACTTACCCCTTAAAGCCTGTAGAGCTGCCCACCCGTCACGCTGAGTTGCGTAAGGTTTCCCCTCCCCACAATCAATATCAAGGAATAGAGTTTTTATACCCAACACGTTATGGGCTTTGCGGGTATCGTTGGCAGTAAAGGTGGCAAGAGCAACGAACGTATCAAACCCCTCAGAGTCAAAGGCTGACGCAGCCGAATAAACTTCGTCAATAGACAAATAAAACTGAGGGATTACCTTTTTCTTATCTTTAATTCCTACTACACAATAGTACCCATCAGCGCCTAGCACAGCGCTTAAAAAATCTTTAGGCTCCATAGCATTCCCGTATCAGAGAAGGAGAGGGCCCCGAACTGGAGCCCTCTCATATTATTTTTAGTCGTCGAACGCGTCCAGTTCATCCAACAAACTGGCAAGATCGGGAGTGGTGGGGGCGGGATCGTTTTTCTTTTTATCCGCCTTTATTTTAGGTTCTTCCACTGGCTCCACTTCACTTGGTGCTTTAGGGTTGGTAAACCCTGCAAACAAACCCAGCTCTTCCTCTTCTTCCTTTGGCTTTGGAGGGGGGGCTACTGCCCTCGGCGCTGCCGATTTTGGGAACGCGGGGGTGGTATCTTCCTTTGGTTTTACGTATAGCGCAATAAGTTTTTCGGTATCCTCACTTTGTTGCGCAGCAATCGCTAGCTCAAGCTCTGACGGCTCCAACACTCGCACTGCTTTAAAACACAATTTGGGAGTGGAAGAATCAGTATCAAAACGTATTTCCGTAAGTAGAGACGCCAATGGCGCAATTTGGGAGTCTAAGAAACGGGCGTAGGTCTGCAGTCCCATCTTCTGTTTGTTATCCCCAAACACGCTAGTGGCAGGTAGCGACAACTGATAAACAGTTTTAGAGTTCACAATGTTGTCGTTAGTAGCCAACAGTACGGCCACACGTTGAGAAAAACGGCACGCCCGTCCCTCACCCATACCCGAACCCTTTATGTTCTGTTTACAATCAAAACAAGATTCCGACTGACGGTCAGAGGCAATAACCTCGGGGGCAGGACGTCCCGTGCTAGTGTCAGCCGACCAACAAACTGGGGCTGTAGCCTGCCCTTGTACAAATTGCCCCGCGTAGTACATACGGGTAACTGGAGCGGTTTTGACCAGTACCGCTTTTATCGCCCGCTGTTCAAGTTCCCCTACCTCTTGCCCGTTAGCCACTTTGCGGAAAACTCCCCCGCGAATACTTAGACGGTTGACCCCACCAGAGGACTGTCGCCCAGAAGCGTTGGTGTCCGGCTGCAGTTTAGCCAATAACGCTTTGTACTCTGCGGGCAGATTGTCAAACAGTGTTACGTTACTCATACATCGTCCTCATCAGTAAAGTTAAACTCCAATTGAACCGGAGCGTTTTTCTCTTTTGTGTTATCACTTGCCTCTTGCTTCAATGCCGCTACTACTTCTGGGATACTGAACCTATACGTAGTACCAACCTTTATGTAGGTTTGTTTTGGTATATGCCCTTTAGCCACCCAGTCACGCACAGTAGTGACCTTGACTGACAAATGCTTAGCCAGTTCCTCAAATGAAACATACCCATCTGTCATTTCTTCCTCCGCACAGTCACAGTGTATTCGCTATCACGATTTAGCCCCGGTGGTAGCAAGTCGGGGTGGTCTTCTAGGAACTGTTTCATGTTCCCTTGATGAACTCTTTTTTCCAACAACTCAGGTACTTCATGTTTAACGATGAACCGATTCATGGCTTCCCAGTCGGACGTCCAATACTTAGAGCGCACTGATCGGTAGAAAGTCCCGGACTCCGTACGGACAGACTCTGCCCCACTAGAGACGCAATGCCCCAACAACGCCCTTTCCAGCCTATGCAACTTTGAATCTATAACAGCTTGGGCAGCTTCAAAGTCAGTGGTAAGGTCTCGCTTCTTATCCCGCAGCTTTATATAAGCCGACACTACCCTATCAAGGTCTATGGTAACCTCTTCGTCCATCGCATCACCTTTAAAGTATACCGTATGTAAAACTAAGTTTATATCACTATAGTTAAGTATGGTCAAGTTTAATGTTGTATGCTTACTCGTCAAGTACGTGTTTGTACAAGTCTATTATTTTCGAATGCACGTCGATTCTTTCTTCTAGCATTCTGTATATATGATTCTCTACCTTAGACCCTGCCAGCCGAACTACTGTACACGGGTGTTTTTGTCCTGCTCGATGCACTCTAGCGTTAGCCTGTGCGTACGTTTCCAATGAAGATACTGGAGACCACCACACAATCGTGTTTGCAGCAGTGAGGGTCACCCCGTGAGCCGCTGCTTGGGGTTGGATGACGAGTACTTGAGGCTCAGACGTTTCCTGAAACCTTTTAAATATTTCAGTCCGTTTAGTCGGAGACACATCCCCCTGTATTATTTCGTTAGTGATCCCGTCTTTCGATAGCTTGGCTGCTAGTATATTTATTACGTGCCGAAACGGGACAAATATAAGTACCTTCTGACTGGACTCTGCTATCACTTCCTTCAACACGTTGTAGCGGTTATTAATATCAAACTCCACTACCTCTTTGTTGTCGGTATACACCGCTCCGCAGGCTATCTGTAAGAGCTTGTTCATACCCACCGCAGCGTTAACTGCGGATATCTGCTCCCCTGCCACTACCGCTATCATGTCTTCTTTAATATCCGCGTAGTACTTTTTCTGTTGCGCGGTCAGTTCTACTTCTCGTTTAACGTAGGTCATCTCAGGTAAGTCCAGACATTGGTCTTTAGTGAACCTGATGGCTGGTTGTAGCGCGTTAAATACTACGTCAACTGCATTTGCTTTCGGCACCCACTTAAACGGCGTAGCTTGAAACATCACCATGTTCCTGAACGCACCAAAAAATTGAGGTACATTTTTAGGGGCAACAAGTTTAGCTAAACCGTAAGCATCTACTGGGGACTGTGCCGCTGGAGTCCCCGTCATCAGCCACATCCATGTGCGAGGAGTTAACAAACCATTCAAAGCTTTCCAGCGTTTTGTTTGTGCGTTTTTGTAGTGTGTAGCCTCATCCACAATGATCAGATCAAACTTAGCTTGTGCTATGTAGTCTCTTACAATTTCTACTCCGTCGTAGTTTATAACGACGTATTCCGCAGTACCCATAATTATGTCTATACGTTTAGCTTTGCTGCCGTGAGCAATGTCTACCGTACGGTGCATAGCAAATTTAAATAAGTCGGCTCGCCATGCTGAATCCATAATAGACACGGGGCATATAATCAAAACACGTTTGACTAACTTCTCTTTCATTAGAAAGTCCGATGCCCATATCGCTGACCCCGTTTTTCCTGTCCCTTGTTCGTTAAAACAAAAGGCCCGAGAGTGCATTGTAAGGAACGCAGCGGTTGTCTTTTGATGCACAAACGGTTGGTACATACCCGGCCAATCGTACTTACCCATGATGGGCGAGGGCACGTCCCGTATGTTCATATTGCGTAACACACGGGATTCGTCCACCCCCCAGCGCACCAATACATTGTTGCTGTCTATTTTTTTACTACTCGGTATTGCGGCTAGTATTTTTTCGGGATTACGAACCCGCAGAAGTAAACCTCTGTTGTCTATAACCTGCATCACTCACCTTTATTTTTTATAGTTTCTAGCTCTGTTTTTACTGCTGCTCTCTATCTTGTAGCCGTCTTTGTTTGTGCCCCCACGGCTAAGCGGTTTGTTGTGGCTTACGTCTTTGCCTTCGCGTTTATCCGCTTTGCCGTTGCCGTTTTTGTCTGCTCCATTTTTATCTATGGCGCGCCTAGCCCGCTGGCGCTCCATACGGTCTGCGTGCTCACCGCGCTCTTTCTGCTGTTGGTATTCTTTTTTGTACGGTCTGTCTTTATCTTTATAGGCCATGGTACTTACCCCCTATCACCGTCTACCGTTATGTGGGCATTCCAGCACTACACAATGCGCTCGACATAGCCCAGTTGGTTTGGCGTTCCATACGTCATTAGAGAAAGCGCGTTCCAAACCGCCGTACGTTGCCATCCACTTTTGCCACAATGGTGACTGCTTTTCCACGGTGTACACTTCTCCAACGAACGCATTACAAACAACAAACAACAGCCCTGCCTTTATCACTTTTATTTCTGGGAAATGCTTGAACACACATAACGCCATTAATTCAAGCTGTCCCTTATCCGCATACCGTGCAGATTTTCCTGTTTTATAGTCGATTACTTTTGCTGCACCCACGGCCTTGTCGATAATGAGCAAGTCCGCTATTCCTCTGTACCAAACATCTTTTGCGTAAAAGTCGCAGGGTTCCAAGTTTTCGGTTAACCCCATTTTATACTCGCAGAGTTTATCCCCCGGCATACCCATCAGCCTATCAAGTGCGGCCTTTGCGTAAATAAACCGGGCGTCTAGCTCTGCTTTCGCCCCTGATACATAGTCTTCCGCTGCTTTATGAAACTCGTTACCGTATAAGATAACTCGGGTATTAAAATCTTCTGTGTAATCCTTCGCTACTTTTAGGTGGTAGTACTTCTTAGGACATTGGTCGAACAGTTTAATGCTGCTGAACGACCACGTATGCTTACGGTCTTTTACTGTTTTAGTTTCCACTTAACGCACTCTCCATAGTTCTTGCCGATTTCCACGTCACCGCGAACCGGAAGTCCCTGCGCCCAGTGCGGAGTGTACTGCATACAAGAATCCACATAGGCAGCTGCTTCTTCGACTTCAGCGTTTTTCACACAACATACTATCGAATCGTGCACGGTAAGTAAAACGCGATATCGCTTAGCTATTTGCAACATCTGATCCGCAATTATGCAACGCGCAATCGCTTGGCACGCGTTCTCCGTTACCTTCCCCCCGTACAACTTTATGTACCCCTCCCTAGTCTTGTACGAGAACTCTACACCCTTATCGTTGTCGTCCGCTGTCAGGTCTGTGTAGTACATCATCAACTCAGACGGCAGCTTTATTGCAGTCAAGTTGGGGACTACTTCCAATACCCCGGCACGGCCTATCGTAGCCTCGTACCCCTGATACATGCACATCAACGCATTCTGAGCATCCTTCCATAATGTTACGATATCCTCGTTAGCTTCTCGGTACACCGATACAATCCGTTTGGCCTCTTTCTCACTCAACTCTGTGCCAAATCCTTTAAGCTGAGCGCGAAACTTGTCTGCCCCCATGCCGTACCCGCACCCCAGTATGACGGACTTACCCACAAATCGCTCTTGGTCAGTGATCTCTCCCTCGCTCTTTGCATAGATAGTAGCCGCCATCTTCTTGTACACGTCCTCACCCCGAGCAAATGCAGATACAAGGTTCTCTTGCTCCGCCAGCCACGCAAGAACCCGCGCTTCAATCTGCGCTGAATCCGCCTGTACTAATGTGTACCCTGCTGGGGCCACGATGCAGGATTTTAGTACCTTGGCATTCGTCCCACGGCTTGGTAAGTTCTGCAGGTTTATCCGGTCAGACCCTCCCCAACGCCCCGTATGTGCAGCGTAGTATTTTATCGGTACAGGCAACGTCCCTCGCATAGCAATATCCAAAAACCTTTCCGTACGTGTTTCTTCTAACGTGCTCTTTAACCCTATCCTAGCTGCATGTAAAGCCTGCACTCGTGAGTCTTCATGCTCTTGCAGCGCCTTAAACGCTTCATCGTTTTTAGCAAATGCAAACGTAGTTTTACCCGTGCGAATAGAAGTTTTAGTAGGAGGCACAACCCCCAGTACCTGCAATGCTTTTGCAAACTTTGGATTCGACATTAGGCTACCCTTGTCCACCCCGCACTCCTCTAACAGTTTATCTTTTTGTAGCTTCAAAGATTCCAAGTGCCCCTCAAGCCGCATCCAATCCAACTCCAACACTGGATCAATGAACATGCGTAGGGTCATATCAATTACTCTAAGTTCTTTTTGAGGGAACTTTCGGTTGTGCCGAAATATATTCAGCAGTCGATAAGTTAATTCAACATCGTTAACGCAGTAATCCCCGTATCGACTAAGCTCTTCTTTTGTAAAATCCGCCCTACGCTTCCCCAAAGCGTTTATAACTTCGTCACCTTTTTCTCCAATGTCATACATACTCGCAAGCGCCTTGAGCGACCCCCCTACCTCAACCCCATGTAACGCCCGCGCCATACACAACGTATCAAGATATAGTTTAGGATGAATATTAAACACCCAACTAAGAATGGCCCCATCAAACAGGGTGTTATGAGCCAGTACAGCAGCCTCCTCCCAGTTGTAGTTTTTACACATATAATCTTTCAGTTCATTAAAAGTTCCACTCACCCATACCGTCTCCAAATCGTTCAGCTTTATGGCCGCCCCAATGACTTCAAAGTACTGACTTCTTATGTATTGTTCAGTAGTCAGCTTGCTTAGCGAAAACGCTTTGTCGTAATAGGTTTCAAAATCTATAGTTATAATATCCACACACCGTCTCCAAAGTTCTTCTGCTTTTCAGGGTTGCGCCGCACCGCATCTAGTCCCCTTTTTATCTGTCGTAGGCACTTAATGCCGCATCAATTAAACCAACAAGACGCTTAGCATTTTTTGCCCCCAACCAAGGCGCAGTGGCATCATTAAACGTAAACATCGAATCTCTACCGACCCTATCTTTGCCACAAGCAGTAAGAAACGCCTTCATTTCGGGGCTTTCCATGTCGGCAATAGCAGAATCAAAATCGCTGTAATCAACCCAACCATCGTATGAACCACAATAACCAATGGGCTTATAGTCGCGGTTTAATACAATAACTTTGCCACTGTCCTTGCCAATTTTTTGTATTGCGTACGGAACAAAACTTCGCAGGCACTGCGCGGCACGCTTGCTATAATTTCCCTGAGAAATACCCCTTTTGTAGTCTTCATATGAAAAAAAACCAAGAGCTTTACAGAGCGCCGATCTTGATGCTTCAAGATGAAGAAGCCATTTTTTATCTGTCGTATTTTTTGTCATTCTTGTTCTCCTTGCACCGGATCAGGTGCAGTATCTAGTCCCTTGCTCGTGGTTAGGCCCCCGGCCCCGTGACTGCGCACCCACTACGCTTGTTAGTGGTGGGCCGAGGGTTTCGTGCTCAGTGTCACGCGGCTAGGCGATGAACGATACCTAGTTTATCCACACTGTACTCGTTAGCTACTGGCAATCCTTCAAGGGTACGCCATGCAACGTACAGGTCTGCTAGAAATCTTTTTACTGCGTAGCGTACTGCCATGTTATGGCGATGCCCTTTGCTTTTCTCTACGTGTGCAGGGCTGCTCTCTAAGCGGTGCTTGTAGTCATCATAAATCTTACGGTACGGGCATTTAACCGCGCTCTGTTTAAGGAACGATGAGCCCAGCACGCCGACCAGTTTAGTCTTTAGGAACGGGTTAAACGAGATGCCCATCTTCGTCTGCTCCTTTTTCTCCTTATCTAAGTAAGTGGACTCTACCAAGTGCTCCTTGCGCCGTGATCTTCCCTGTCCGTCACCGGCTACGTCGAGCCCCGCGTACTTCCACAAGCTGG